AATCCGAGAATAGACGCTATTCTTGAAAACCCGCCGTCGCCGTTTGATAAAGTGTTTAACAACACGAGCACGTTCACTGAACGCGACAATTGTTCTGGTAAAAAATGCCTAGAGTGTATGCAATGCTATAAAAAAGACTCAGGGGTGAATGTAATCGTTGAAGAAGTAAAATAGGAGCTTAATATGGATTATCAATATGCAAAATTAGGAACAAACAAAGGTCGTCGAAGATTATGGTTTGAGGGCGAGATTTTAAACAAATCGGGATTTGCGCCAAATACGCCTTATCGACGAGTTAACAATCCGGACGGAAAACAAATCTCTTTGTTTAAGCTTGACGAAAGCGATTATGTTTCGACAGATCGACGAGTGACTAAATCAATGAGGGGCGACAAGCCAAGACCAATTATTGATCTTTGTGACAAATCTATTGAAACGATTCTAGGTGATGTTGAAAGGGTAAGAGTGCAATTGTCCTATGGTCTTATTGTTATTTCGGCCCATCCAGAAGATCAAGCTAAGAGTGATAGAGAATCGCGTTTTACCGATAACAAAAACAAGGGACAAATTACTCACGCATCTTTGTTTACTGGTGGTGGCATTTCAACCGACGCTATTCACTCTGCACTAAATGAAGAAGGTTTAATTAAAACTGGTTGTACTTGGGTTTGTGAAGCAGATTCAAAATATATTAACGAAGCTCAACAAAATTGTTTTGCTATTGATGACGAAACAGTAATTTTAAATGGTCTCGTTGAAGAAGTAGAAACTCAACTATTTACAGAAGTAGACGTTTTATCTTTATCGATGGAATGCGCTGGTTTTAGTAAAGCGGGAAAAGTTAAGCATAAGATGAGTGCAGAAGAGCATTCTGGAACAGCTTTGTTTGGTGTAATAAACGCTATTAAATCCAGCAATCCCGCCGTCATTATTTCCGAGAATGTTATGGAAGCAATGAACAGCCCAATGTACGTTTTGCTAACTTCTGAACTAAAACGATTAGGTTATAAAGTATTTGAAACAGAACTATCAAATAAACAAACGGGTTCAGTGGAAAGAAGACGCCGGTATTGGTTAACAGCGATCAGTGAAAACTTAGCACCGGATGATATTTCGCTCTCGGATGTTGCGCCCAATTTAATTCCGTTGAAGCACTATTTAGACAGTGTTCCGGAAACAATGTGGGCGGACAATCAATATTTAAAAGATAAACAAATACGAGACGCAGCAGCGGGAAAAGGTTTTGCCAATCGACAACTATTAACTGGTGAAGAAACAGAAGTGGGAACAATCGGTCGTCATTATGCTAAACGCAGATCAACCGAGCCCTTTATGGTGAGAGCGGACAATAAAGAAAGACTTTTTACTCCGGAAGAGCACGCCAAACTAAAGTCTATTCCTCAACGATTAGTGCCTAAAACCGGAATGACAATCGCGCATCAAATTCTAGGACAATCGGTTGATTACTTGCAGCCTTATAAATTGATGCAATGTGTGATTAATCGTATAAGGCCGCTTTTGATCAGTTAAACTAGCCCCCCATGGGCGGGGGGCCTTGGGCCCTAATCCTATGGCCTTGAACCAAGAACTGTGGTTCAAGGTTTGTGGTGATTTGCACATATGCAAGGAAAATGTGTATAATGACCATTCAACCAAAGGAGCTAAAACGATGACAATAACCAGAGAGCAAATAGAGCAAAATTTTAAAACCAATCCCGCCGTTAGCGGGGGGATTGTTCACAAGATCGGGGGACACGAGCCCGAGTCGTATGGAAATTTAGAAAGTTCCGTGATTTTAGTGGAACGCGACCATGCCCACAGCCCTTTCGTCACATGGGTCGCAACCAAACAGCGCGGCAGCGGCAAGGTAAATTTTGTGTGGGGAAATTATCTAGATAATTTCGAGACGGCGGAACGTAATTTTGCGGCAAGGGTTAAGGAGACGCAGCGATGAGTGAAATGACTGAGACATTAGAAGAATTTGTTACTCTCATTGTTAGGGCAATGGTGTTAGATTTTGAGTCGAATAGTCAGATTGACGAGAATCACCCCTTTTTTCCGGCGGGGTGGGCGACGATGGAATGGGTGAAAGATTATTGTCAAGAGTATACCGATCGACAGATTGAACGGTTAGATGAGGAATATAATTTTGACGAGATACCCGACGGCGATGACTTTGTGACTAAGGAAAAATTTGATGCAATCACGAATCATATAAACGAGCGTTTGGATCAAATTAAATGGGATACTGAACCCCGTTCATCGTATGACGATGAAACTGTGCAGTCTGTTCACCGGCTTCAGGCTCGGGAGCTCAATTTTTCGGAACGGTTAGATCAGATCGAAAATGCCTTGAACCACATCAAACGGGCGGGGTTCTATTTGAATAAGATAGAATAGCCAGGACAATTTCCGGATAAGCCCGCCACATGGCGGGTTTTTTTTGTTTCGTGTGCCAGTTGGCCCACCCCTTGCCATGCAAAATATCAAAGCATATTGCAAGGGGTGGGCCTTGAGTCTATATGCTTTTTATGTGTATAATGGCTCTTCAACCAAAGGAGCTATAACGATGGATATTCAAAACTTAACTATGGACGATGTAATTGGAATGCCAATACCACCAAAGAAGGACAGCAGCCGACTGCAACTCGAAGCAAATGTGAAAGATGTTTACAAGTGGCTACAGTCGGACTGTCGATTTGCTTTTAGGGAATATGAAGATGTGGGCGATTGGTTAGCCCGTGCTACATATGATCAAAACTATTTGTTTAATTCACAGGGCGAAATGCTCGAAGTTCATTTGATGGTGGCGGGCGGCGGGCCCACCATTTGGGTAGAGTTTAATTCAGCCGATGGGTTCAAGGTCATTGGGACTTGGGGTTCGGATCGTGTAACCCAATACGGACATGATAACCTCGGGGTGTTTGATTACTTTTTGAACGTGGCTCCACCGGCATTTGCGGGGCATAGATCATGATTGATTACATCAAGCACCCAGAGTTATTGACAGCGTTAGATTCTTCAGAGATTGGTGAGCTACTTAGAGAAATTATGCTTAAAGCGTTCACCAATTCCAAAGGAAAATTAACCACGGTTCTAGCGATTTGGTCACGGGATTGTGACCAATGTGAGGGGACGGATGTGTATGAGTACCATCACAAGCCCAATCCAGAGGGGCTTGACCCGTCCAGAATTGTGCTGAATAGAGTTTTAGAGCGGGTGGATCATGCTCATTACAACGCGGAAGGCCCCGTCAATCATTACATCATTAGTGAAATAGCTTTCGAGGAATATCAGCAGTACGGACATGAAACACGCGACCGGATACTTGAAGCCTACGAAGAAGGGAATGGGAATTCTGTGATCGTATAGCCGACCGGCTGCAGACCAAAGCCCACCGCTTGGTGGGCTTTTTTGTGGGCGACTGTAAAAATTTGCGTGCGCCTAGCATGACAGGCAGGGCCTGTCAACCCTTGACGCCCCCCCACCCAAGGGACCTTCCAAGGTCCCTGGTCCAGGTATCCTGGAGGGTGGGGGGCGTCAGGAGTCCCTGAATAGAGGCTAGATGGAATCATGGGAAGATAGGTAGGTACGTTTTGAGAGAACAGTAGGGGATTTCCCTCGGGAGAGCACAAGGTGTATGTTTTTAACTAACAATTGTGTAAAAAAATGTTATGATACACCCAAATGTCATATAACGAACTAACAAATGAAGTATCCGATCAGGCTCTGAGGCTCCAGCTTCGGTTAGCCCAGCTTGATCGTATGGAAGCCTGTAGCAATAATTTCTTACCCTTTGTCAAAGCCATGTGGCCTGAGTTTATAACCGGTAAACATCATAAAATTATTGCAGAAAAGCTGGAGCGTGTAGCCAGCGGCGATTTAAAGCGTTTAATAATCAATATGCCGCCTCGACATACCAAGAGTGAGTTTGCCAGTTACTTGTTTCCTGCATGGATGATCGGGAAAAATCCAAACATGAAGATAATCCAAGCCACACACACCACGGAACTTGCGGTGGGTTTTGGACGTAAGGTGAAGAATCTCTTGGAGCGTGACGACTATATGGATTTATTTCCTGATTCTAAGCTATCTGCTGATTCAAAAGCCTCTGGGCGGTGGGATACGGCGCGTGGGGGTATGTATTATGCGGTGGGTGTTGGGTCTAACTTAGCGGGTCGTGGTGGTGATTTAATTATTATTGATGATCCTCATTCTGAGCAGACGGCGATGTCGAACCATGGTTTTGATGACGCATGGGATTGGTACACGGGGGGCCCCCGCCAGCGTTTACAGCCTGGAGGTTCGATAGTTTTGGTAATGACGCGTTGGTCAGACAAGGATCTGACGGGACAGTTGATGCGCTCACAGGCTAAAGAGGATAGAGCGGACCAGTGGGAGGTTGTGGAGTTACCTGCGATCATGCCTAGTGGGCGGTCGTGTTGGCCGGAGTATTGGCCTTTACAGGATTTGAAGGCGGTACAGGCGTCTATTCCTGTCAGCAAGTGGAATGCGCAGTATCAGCAGAATCCGACGGGTGATGAGACGTCTATTTTGAAGCGGGAGTGGTGGAACCTTTGGGAGAAGGAGTCGGTTCCGGCGTTGGAGTATGTTATTCAAAGTTATGACACGGCGTTCAGTAAGAAGGAGACGGCGGATTTTAGTGCGATTACTACGTGGGGGGTTTTCTACCCTAATGAGTCAGGGGCCCCTAATTTAATACTTTTGGATTCGGTGAAGGGGCGATGGGATTTTCCGGAGTTGAAGGAGAAGGCGTATGAGTTATATCGCTTCTGGGACCCCGAAACAGTAATTATTGAGGCAAAAGCGACAGGGACCCCTTTGACGCATGAATTAAGGAACATGGGAATTCCTGTGGTAAACTTTACGCCTTCTAGGGGTAATGATAAAGTATCGCGTGTACACAGTGTAGCTCCGTTATTTGAAAGCGGTATGATCTGGGCTCCAGATCAGATGTGGGCCGAGGAGCTGATAGAAGAGTGTGCAGCCTTTCCAAACGGGGAGTATGACGACTTGGTAGATAGCACGACACAAGCGTTGATGCGGTATCGGCAGGGCAACTTTGTTCAGTTGCCGTCGGATGATTGGGATACTCCAGAACCTTCACAAATACAGTATTACGGGTAGATTATGGCGGATTTTTTAACGCGAGAAGAAGTGCTGGCCCAGCTAAGTTCTATTACTAAGCAGATTGATTCGGGCATAGGCGTGATTGAGGGGGCAAGTAAGACGGCGGCAAAAGAAGATGCCTATGCTAAGTTTATTAAGGACAATCAAAGTAGGTTAAGGCTTTCGGACGTCGGTGATTTTTTAACCATGACGCCTACAGAGATTGCCGCGCAGTATGTCACTGATTACAGGAACCAAGGCGCAGCGGACTTTGACGCCATTGATTTTGTAGGAGTTATAGGGGCCCCACCAAAGGTAGAGGGCGTCGGTGATTTCAAAGACATCGGGGATGCGTTTGACAGCATCATGGATCGGTACGAACAGCCGGTAGACCCTATGGTAGCTTCTAGCTTTAGTTTAGCGGACTATCAGCCTGGAGGGACTCAAGACTTTCAAGCCCCGAATGCAGCGCAAGATTTTAGAAATTTAAATCCAAATTCCTATGGCACGGTTGATGATCTTATTGCCGAAGGTAAGATTGCGTCGGGCTTGTTTGATCCGATGTCGTTTCAGCAAAGGAACATAACGCGTGGGACCCCTGTAGTGTCTCGAGGCTTAGATTCTTCGGGACTGCCTACTACAGCGATCACGATGGGACAGAGCACGGCCCAAGGGTCAGGACCGGACATTGGCGAATTAACAACTTATGCACAGTTCCCGTCTACAGGTATGGGGATCAATCCGGATGGCACGGGCACCACGACGGTAGGGACACAGGACACTACGGGCAACATTGTAGCGACAGGGGCCGATAACCTGACGATGTTTGACACTCCGACGGTTAGCCAAGTTGACCCTAACGTGATGAACATAGGCACAGGAGTAGGCGGCACCAATACTGCTGGCACGGTAAATACTTCGGTCATGCCGATAGGTTTACCTAAGTTTCAACCTGGAGACCCTGATCCTGCGGCAGATACCGGTCAGACACCGCTTTCTGTTGAGCAGAAGGTCGCTAACATCATTAGGGAATCGGAGGCTATGCTAGGCGCAAACTTTACGCCCATGCAAAAGCAACAAGCCTTGGATGCAGGTAAAGCAAAAATAGCGGCCCTTGGGGTAGCTACGCCTGGTGGAATTAGTGCAGGTCAAATTGCAGCGGGGGGCCAAATGAGTGGGGCTACTCGCCTGTTGGACCTTGACACCGAAGCCACCGTTGATGCGGTCCGAGGCAACATCCAGAGGGAGTATCAGCCGGAGTTTGGTGCAGACACTCCGTACATGGAGGAAGAAGAGACCGTGTACACCTTTAATCAAGGGGGCCCTGTTTCAGAGCCCACGAACCCTTACAAAGAGTTTACGATGTCGGTAAGCGTAGGCCCTAATGAGATTGCCATGCAGAAGCGGCAACAGGGCGTTCAAAACATGATGAATTCCCGAGCGGGAATTATGCCAAGCAATAAAATGTTATCTGCTTTAGATCGCATTATGGGAAGAAACCAAAATGGCTGAAGAAAACGATCCGATTACGTCGATGGTTGAAAGACTAGACCCTATGACTGAACTCTCGATTGAAGAGCAGGTTGAGATTGCAGTGCCTAATTCATTAAGGGCCAAAGAGATAGATAGCTCTACCGTTGAGATTATAGCGGAAGAGGACGGCAGTGCTACGGTGGACTTTGATCCGCAGCCTGAAGTTACGGTAGACGAGGGAGATTTTTACCGCAACCTAGCCGAGGAGCTAGATGATACGGCCCTTGGGACTTTGACCAGCGAATTAATGGGTCAGTATGAGAATAACAATGAAACACGTAAGGATTGGCGGGACAACTACGAGAAAGGGCTTCAGCTTCTTGGCTACAAGTATGAAGACCGCACAGAGCCTTTCAAGGGCGCAAGCGGGGTAACGCACCCGTTGTTGGCAGAAGCTGCCACCCAGTTCCAAGCACAAGCCTACAACGAGCTTTTACCGCCAGACGGCCCTGTCCGCACGGTGATAATGGGTGCGATAGACAAAGAAAAAGAACAACAGGCCCATCGTGTCAAAGAGTTTATGAACTATTACTTGATGAATGTGATGCAGGAGTACACGCCTGAGTTTGATCAGATGCTGTATTACCTCCCTCTT